ACCTGCCGTTGTATTCTGTGAAGTCTTCAGGTCTTGGCGCGGCGGTTGGCGGCTCTTTTACTCTTCCTCCTGTTGAAACCTGTGGCGTGCCATCTGTTTCGCTGTCATCGTCGTCGCTGCCACCAAAGCACATTTTAAATTTCCTTCGTGAACATATAGCCTGTCTGCACGTACCCATTCTTATGACAGAACTTGTCCCATCGGTCGTCCACACCGTTGTTGCACGGCATAAACAGCAAGACTTTAGCGTCTTTGTAACGCGCCCAGTGTTCAAACTTTTTCATAAAGCGTGATGCGGTTGAGCCGCCACGGTGCAACGGATGTATATACATGCACTGCTCTATGGCGAGCGTAGTGCTGCCAAAGTAATGTTGGCTAAGGTTTGCAAAAAACCAGCCTGTTATACCGTCGTCGGTTACAAGGTCTTCCTCGACTAAAAACAACTTCTCGTCGCTCTTGACGTAAGACTTAAGCATAGTCTCGACCTTGCTCTGGTCGTAGTCGTGATTTGAGAATACGCCCTCGGCGTGCATGAGCTTGCCTAGCTCGGCTACTATCGGCACATCCTGTAGAGTTGCCAAACGGATCATGGCGTTCGTCCATACATCGGGCCAACGTAATCGTAGCCTAGCCGCTTGGCCATAACGTCAAAGCCATCGTGGACACTGACAGTTGGAGCGAAAAACATTTTTCTTGCGTGCGTTTCACCGTCCACCCACCTTCTAAACCAACGCATAAACTCCATAGGTATCTTTAAGTTTCCGCGATGCGCTGGGTCGATATACATAAGGTTCTGGTGAGCTACCCAGTCTTTGCCAAAAAAAGTCTTTTCGATTTCAGCTAAGAAAAACCCAACGACTTCGCCATCTTTTTCAAACACCAAATAACAATATAAGTCTCCCATTGCACGATGAGCGTGCGCTCGCATGTCGTCGAGGTCTATGTCAAAATTTTTGTAGATGCCCTCACGTATCATATCTACGCTAAGCTCGACGCACTTCTCTATGTCTTTTTCTTCGGCGTATCTAACATTCTCGCTCATACCAGTATCATGTTTCCATAGCCTCGGCGTCTGCTTGCACCTTTGATTGCGCGAGCAAACGCGCTTTGATCTGCTGGGTTGTTAGCCCCTGCATAACGGTACTCTCCTGTGTTTCTGTCACGCACTTGGTTCTGATACGTGACGCCTTCAGGCATCATTGGCATGGGCGTAATCGGTGCGACAGGCGCAGGCTTAGACAAAGTGTCAGAAAGATTGGGCTGTTCGTTTTGCGCAAAGTCTTTTCTAAACTCGGCCATAGGTTTTACAGCTCCCAACCCCATAGGTACGACTGGGCCAATGTTTAAATCTGGGCTGAAATCAGGCGGGGCAGGGGCCAGCATCGTACCAATTCCCGCGCCTAGTGCGCCACCTCTAGCACCAGCTTTGCCTACTGATCCAGCGGCTTCTTTTAAAGCGCCGTAAAGGTCTTGAGGTGTAAAAGTCCCATCGTCGCCCGTGGCTGGCGTCGTCATAGAGTACGGCTCGACGCCCTTTCCAAACTTTTGATCAAACTTAAGACCACCGTAAGTACCAAGGCCAGCGCCTAGTGCTTGGTACTTCGCAGACTTGCTGTCGTTGCCCATGAGCTTACTGGTGCCGTAAGTCAACGCGCCTGTCGCAGCAGACTTAGCCCAGTCGCGGCTACCAACGTAGTCTGCGGCTTTTGTTCCCCACTTCATAAGGTCTGTGTACCACGCAAACTCTTGTGCGCCTGTGTCGGGGTTGTAGCTGCCTTCGGGTGAGCCTGCGACGTACTGTTGTGGGTTCGCTCCCATCTGCGCCAAGACATTCATTGCGGCCATTGCAAGGCCGGGATTTGCTTCGGCTGCGTGTCGCGGGATGACGATGTCGCCAGTCTCTGTGTAGGATAAAGTGTCGTCGCCGCCACGCATAGCCTTGTCGTGCATACGGTCATTGCGCTCTAAGTCTTTGCGGTCAAAACTGTCTGGGCTTGGACTGCTTGGATGGGGTGCGCGTGCTGACGGCATTTTGTCTCGCGCCCAATCCCTGAATTGATTGTAGCCTGCTGCGTTTTCTGTGTCTGCCAAAGACATGTCGTTCGTGTAGTAGTTGTTGACGCGGTAAGGTTCCATCCTCGCGTCTGCGCGGTAGCCCTTGGGCATAGCGGCAGCAGGGTTCTGACCTATGTACGTCAACGCTATGTTGTTATTGAAACGACGCTTGTTCTCTATCATCCTTGTCTCAGGCTCAAGAGGTGGCGGCAAAGGCTGACCTAGTGATCGGCTTAGGCCACGCATGTCCATATTCAATTTCCGTTGAGGCCGATTATAATTAGCCATAGCTCTGTCTCCTAATCAAAAAAATCTTCAATCGACAACTTGCCGTAATCTTCAGGCGTAAGACCGTGCTTATCCATCACCTTTTGCATTGCCAGTCTTTCGCTGTCTAAGCGCGCTTTTTCCGTCTTCTCAGCCTGCGCCCTTATTCCCTCTGCCATTCTCCGTTTAGCCTCTTCCTCGGCTTTAGTTAGCGGCTTGGGGATGGTCGACTTAATCCATTCAATCTCGTCTTCGGCTTGCTTGATAATTCTTTGCGCTCTCTTAGATCGCTCTGGGTTTTTTAGCTGAGCCTTCGCTACTTTTATCATCGCCTTCTGTTGCTGGATGGCGAACTCTGGATCGGATGGTTTGACCTGTATTTGAATTGGCCCGTGGTCTAAAAGACTATCACCCGTTTGGGATAAATTCCTATGCTGGGGGCCGTAAACAGTTCTCGTATTATCGTTATTTGCTCTTAAGCCGTCATACACTTCGTCCAGCACCTTACTGTCTAGTTCGGCCAGCTCTTTTGGAGACAGGTCGTCCATAACAGACTGGGTAAAATCTTTGCTGGCTTGGGTCGCAGTCGCATTAACTTCGTTCACTTGGTCAACCATATCGTCACGTTGCTTCCACCAAGTGCTGTCGCCAGCTTTATTAGAGATGGGGTCGATTATATCTTCGGAATGTACAAAGGGGTTGTTGTGGTATGGATCGGGGTACTTTACATCAAAAGCGTCGCTAAGTTTAAGTTGGTTAGCTAGAGATTTTCTAGCTTTGCTCAGCGCCCCTAGTTTATCTGTTACAAGTTGCGCACTTTTTGACAATGCTCCATCAAATCGTGGGAGCTTTGCTGTCGCCATAGCTACTGGCGTTGCTGCCATAGCAGCCACAAAGTTACGTCTGCTTGTGTCAACAGGTCGCCCTTCTTCTGCAAATTGCTGAAGCACTTTTTTAGTTGCAGCCCCACCAACATCTTGTGCGCTTTTTGATAAAACTAATCCGCTCGACAATAAGTCTGACGCAACCCTAACAACCTCTTCGCTGGGCTTAGCGCCTGCTGCATATTTTAGCGCAGCCGCACCACCCGCTGCTGGAAGAATGGCCGTTCCTGCCACTTCAGTTAGCGCTTCAACGCCTGCGTCAAACCGCTGCTTCCCTGTCAAATCAGCCTCATACCACTGGCCGTCGTCTCCAGCGCGATCCTCTGTACCCACGACTGCTTTGTTATAAGCCTGCGTTCCCCTTACGACACTATTGTAAGGGTTCAACATTTCTGCGGCCCCGTAAGCAGCGCCGCCCAAGTTCTCCCCAAACTCTGAAAAGCCGGGGAGCCGAAAGTTGTCTGGCAGTGATAATTGGTTAGCGCCGTCAAACGAACGATACCAGTCGCGGATCGCGGCGAGCCGTTGCTGACCCGCCTCGTAGTTTTGCTGACGTTCCCCGACGTTTTTCGGGAAAAAGGTAGACCAATTTACACCGGGAAAGTTTGTCATGTTACACGTTCACAGTCGCGGCTGCTACGACAACTTCAAGGCTTTGACCACTTGAGTTGTTCGTCACGATAAGTTCAATTCGTTTAGATGAGACTGTGCCGTCGATCTCAATGACTGTCGCAATGTTGTCAGACTGCAAGCTGCTAGTCGCAGAGAACGTGCTGCCCACTGCCACGCCGTCGACTGACAGTTGCAGTGTGCAAGTTCCAGACGATAGCTTGTACGCAATCCCGTCGATGCGGATTGTCTGTTTCCAGATGCGCGACAGGTAGTAAGTCTTGTTACCAATGCTTGCACTGCTGTCTTCGTGAACCGAGAAGAACGGGATCGACACAGTCGAAAAGGTTTCGGGAAGCTGGGTGACTGGTAGGTTGCCCGAACTGTCGAGCGTTGCGACGCCGTTGGCTGCGCCCATGTAGGTTTTGGGTACGACTGACGAGAAGTCGATGTCACCGTATTGCAAGCCTGTGCCTGTGCCGTTGACGCGCACGTACTGGTTCGCGTTCGTCTGTACGAACGTAGGCAGTGAGCTTTCTGGGCTAGTCTCTAGCCACTGCGTACCTTCGTAGAATTTTAGGATCGCTGGGGCCAATGACGTGTCGAGCCACAGGTCGCCAGTCGCAGGGCTGGACGGGGTATTAGACTGCGATAAGATGTTGGCTTTGTTGAGAAGGGTGTTCGCCAGCGCAGATACTTTGGCCTGCGGGATTTCGTCGTCTTGGACTGCGACTTTGGCGTAGTTAATGTAGCCTGCGGCGTTGGTATATTCGTCCTCAAACATCATCCCGGCCACGGTCTTGAGTGACTGGTTCTCGACGGTCATAATCGTGACCTTGTCGCCAGTCGTTAGCTGGTTAGAGGTATCGACGAAGGTGATAGTGTCTGAGGTCGATGAGGACAGGTAGTCTGCGCTACCGCCCGGTTGCTGCAAGATGCCGTTGCGCCAGACTAATATCTTTTCGTCATCGGTGTGGACAAACGAAACCAGCGTAGTCAAGCCAGAGATTTCGTTATCGACACGACGGAAGTTTGTAACCGACTGTGCGCGAATAGAGTAAATGCTGATCTTGTCGCCAAGGGCTACAGCAGGGGTAGTCGCCGCAAGAGTTATTGTGTTGGCGGTTGTGTCGTAGCTGTACTGCGCTGCTGTGTTGGCTGTCGTTGTGTCGTGCAAAAGTAGACCGTTGCGGTACACGACAATGTTCTCTGTCGATGGGTCGAACGAATATCCGATAACGCTGTTGGCCGCACCGATTGTACCCGATGCGGTTGCGCCCGATCCGCTGCCGCCAGTGATGGTGACGGTTGGGGCTGCTGTGTATCCAGAGCCAGCGTTTGTGATTGTAATCGCTGTGACTGCGTCGGCTGTCAGTGTAGCGGTAGCGGTTGCTGTTGTGCCTGTCGGCTCTTGCGGGTCAGATATTGTTACTGTCGGCACAGTCGCGTAGTTCGCACCGCCTGCTGTAACGGTAAGCGTGGCGATTGGGCCACCAATTAAAACGTCTGCGCGGCCAAAGAAGAATGGGCCTTCGACGTTACCAACTGATGCGCCTGCTGTACCACGAAACGTCGAGACGTCTGCGATAGTAACCCAGCCTGTTTCTGCGCCAGAGTACTGACCAATGCGGTACTGGATGCCTGCGGTGGCGTCGAGCCGCATTTGAATTGGGCCGTCGAACACGCCCTCTTCGTTGAAGATTGTTGCCATCAACTCTGAGAGTGTTTTGTCGCCAAGTTCTGCCGTGTTAAGATAACGGATGACGTTCTCAAAATCTGTGTGGATGTTCCCACTGTTGACATAATTTTGTGGGTGCTGCTGTCTTAGTCGTGCCATTGTCTAGCTCCTTACTGTGACTGCGAAGCCGATTATTTTCAGCAGCCCTTTGCCTTTAGTTGTGAAACGGAATTGAACGCCTCTATATCGGTGTTCAAACTTGCGCTCGTACTGCCTGTTAAGAGGCACGTCTGGGAACTTGTTCTCTGCGCCGTCGCCCTCAATGAGAAACTGCATGGCCGAGAGGTAGCGGCCTCGCTCGTCAAAGGCTTCAATCTGTAGCTCGCCCTTGCCTGTCGCCTGTAAAATAAAGCTGTAGCTTACCTTGGTGTCGTTGATTGCACCTTGCCAAAGAATTGGAGTGTCGATCACCATTTCAGGGCTGTGGGTCACTAAGTCTTCTACGTTGCTTCTGTTCCAAATGCCGCCGGGGGTTCCGACTAAGGTCGTGCCGCCAAGCTGCCTGCCGCATGATGCGTTAAGAAACTCGCCCGTCGACCATTTGCTTTCGCCGCCTTTCATCGGGTTCAGAGATAGCGTTAGCCGCTTGGTGATCTGATCTGAGTACGGGAAGAAAACGTGGTACTGGCCTTCGTCTTGATCGAATAATGCGCTGATGGTTTCGTGGTCATCTACGTTGCTCAACAGGTCGCGGTACGTCAGGTCGATCTTGTTTGACATAGGCACTGTATAAAGCGTTGCACCATTTGTTTCCGACCGACGCAAAGCGTGTACGCCATCGCGTGAGCAGAACATTAAGTCAGAGCCAGCGTTTTTGATTGTGTTGTGGCTAATGCAGCCGACGTTGACGTTCATCTTGTCAACGATCTGCCAAAGCGTGTAGTCGGGATGAAGCTCGTAGGCGACTGTTTTGTCGTTCGTAAACACAGCCAGTCGTGTGCTTTCAAAAACGCCAAGACCTTTGATCTCGTCTGCCGTGCCGATGATGTTTGCCAAGTCTATGTCTGCTGCTTTCAAGACAGACGAAGACGTCTCGTCTTCATCAGCAGTAAAGATTGCTTCGTTATCGACACGACTAAAGTCTACGATTGTGCGCTTACCGGGCATACCGGCGATGGCTAGTCTTCGCTGGATAGACACAATGTAAGCTGGGCGAGGGTCGCTGGTCGCTGTAATGTCAGACCATTTAAAACCGTCATACTGGTACATGCCGTAGTCGCGGCTGGCGAACACCACGTTGTTGTTGAAGTTTGTCGATGTAACTGGGGCCGCTTGCGGATAAACCTCTGGCTTTATGTGGCCACGCTCTGACTTTAAAGATGTGCCGCCACCATCTATTTGCGCCCAAACAGCTAAGTCGCGCCCAAAAAAATTGAGGTGCTTAATGTACTTGTTAGTCTCTGCTCGGCTGATTGCGCCGGGGTCACGGATCATCGTGCCGCGCCAGTCTGCGTAGCCGTCTTGCATACGAAACATGTGTTGCTTCTTGCCAGTGTCGAGCGCACCGATGTCGCGTGATGCGTCGATACCTTGAAAGTCTTCGTAAGGATAAACCTTAACCTTTACGCCAGACGGAGCATAAGTCGTAGACAATCTCTATCTCCCCATGTCGTAAGATTGAGAGCCTGTCGGCTTCTGTGCGCGATCCCACGGGCTG